GACGAGGGCTACCCGCAGGATCAAGCGGTGGCAATCGCGTACGCCATGTGCAGCGAGGGGAAGGGGTTAGAGGAGGCCATCGGTAAGGCCGTCGAAGGCATCGACACGAAGCCGCCGGAGTCTGTCGCCGCGAACGCGCGGCGGGCGCTTGAGGTGCGCGAGTCGAAGCCAGAATCCCAACGCGGCATGACCGAGGTTGGCATTGCTCGCGCGCGCGACCTTTCGAACCGCGCGAATCTCAGCGAGGACACTATCCGCCGAATGCTCGCGTACTTTGAGCGCCATGAGGTGGACAAGCAGGGCGAGACTTGGGACGACCAAGGCAAGGGTTGGCAAGCGTGGAACGGTTGGGGTGGCGACGAGGGCTTCGCGTGGGCGCGCCGGAAGGTCGAAGAGTTCGACCGGGCGCGCGAGAAGAAGTCTTGCGGGTGTGGCTGCAAATCTGCACGCAGAATTTCACAGAAGGCAATGTGGGAATCCGGTGTATCCGATGGGATACACACGAAGAGCGCGGAGAGTGAATCGCGCAAGATCAACAAGAACGAAAACGAAGCCGCGAAGGCGGTATCTGCGGTGTTCGATAAGCAAGTTGTCGAAATCCTTGCGCTGCTCAAGGCGGCGGAACGCCCGTCGCAAGACTTGATTACGCGCGCGGAACGTGTGCTACGCGCGCGCGGCTATCAGCGCGAAATCGTCGCGGCGCTGTCGCCGTATCTCCGTGAGGCGATCACAACTGGCGCGACAATCGGTATCGACACGGTGGCGAAGGTGGCTACCGAGGTGGATTTCCAGTTGGAGCGCGACGACTTGGCGCGATACGCGGACACGGAATCCGTGCGGCTCGCGCGTCAGACGGCATCCGGTGTCACGGAAACGACGGCGGTTCGCGTGCGCGACATCTTGGGCGATGGCTTGGAGAAAGGCGAGAACGTAGACAAACTTGCGGAGCGCGTCCAAACGTGGGCTGATTCGCAGAAGGATCAAGACGGCACTTGGAGCCGCGCTACCACGGTTGCGCGAACGGAAGCGCAACGCGCCGCGCGTGTCGCGGAAGTCGAGGCGTGGAAGTCCACCGGCTTGGTTCGCGGCAAGACGTGGCTTCTCGCGCCTGATCCGTGCGAGTTCTGTGAGGCGGTGGCCAAGCGATACGGCGAGAAGGCCATCGGACTAGACGAAGCGTTCTACCAGAAGGGCGACCTCCTGTTCGGTGTCCCCGATGCCAACGGAAAGACGCGAGAGATGGTGCTCGACTACGAAGACATCAAGGGCGCACCGCTTCACCCGAACTGCCGCTGCTCCATGCAACCTCTACTGGATGACGATTTGGAATCCATCTACCAAGAAATCAAGGCAGACGAGTTGGCCGCAGCAGCACGACGTATCACGGAACAGGAAGGCAACCAATGACGGACACACTCGTACGCAAGGCGCTCGCGGCTGAACTGAAGGGAACCGCGCGAGGATTCACGGCGGTCATCACGGCGGAAACTCTCGACCGTGACGGCGAAGTATTGATCCCGCAGGGCATGAATTCAACCGAGTTCGACCGCAACCCGACGCTCTTCTGGAATCACGACTACGCACAGCCAGTTGGTCGGTGCAACGGGCTGAAGCGGAAGGAATCGACCATCGTTGGGGACTTCACGTTCGCGCAGCGACCGGACGGATACCAAGGCGAGTTCTTCCCCGAGGTTGCGGCGGCGCTCGTCGCACAAGGCATCGTCAACGCTGTTTCGGTCGGCTATATGCCGGAGGACGGCGGCGTACGCAAGGCCATCGACGCGGATCGCAAGCGGTACGGCGAACGCGTCCATACGGTGTACTCACGGTGGAAACTGCTAGAGGTGAGCCTTGCGCCGCTTCAGTCGAACCCCGATGCGCTCATTACGGCGGTGAAAAAGGGGATCATGTCACCAGTTGCCGCGAAGCGATGGTTCGGGATTGAGACACCGAAGCGCACAGTGATTACGGTTGGCGTGCCTTCAACTGGAACGAAGCGCGCGCCGATCAATGTCGAAGAGGTCGTCAAGCGCGAGATTGCTCGCGCTCAAGGCCGCATCTTCCTCTGATCCGTTCGGCAGAGCCTACGGCGAGTCGCCTGCAAGCAGCCTAGATCGGTAAGAAAGATCACACCTGATTTCTGACAGGAGCAGTTGTCCCATGAAGACTATGAACACAGCAGACTTTACCGCTGCGCTTGAGCGCGCCGGAAAGATCAAGGGCGAACCCGGCGTGGTCGCTCAGAAGAAGTTGATTCTTGAGAACTACATGATTGTTGACGATGCCGGAATGGCCGTCGATCCCGACAGCCTTGATGTCGTCGTCAAGGGAATGCCCGCCGCCGAGAAGGAGCCGGAGACGGACAGCGCGCTTGCTGAAGCCGTCGCCAAGAGCGTTCGTCGCTCGCTCGCGGATTTGGTTGTGGAGCGCAAGTTCGCGGTTACCGCGAATCTCGACGCGAAGCCTAACACTCCGTGGGAAACCGCGCGCGTGTACGGCTCGATCAAGAACCTCAAGAGCAAGGAAGCCGCGTACAAGTTCGGTGCGTGGTGCTTGGCCGCGATGGGTCACCAGAAGTCCGCTGCATTCTGCAAGGACAATGGACTTTCGCTCATCCGCACCAAGGGTCACAGTGAAGGCGTGAACAGCGCGGGCGGCTTCCTCGTTCCCGAAGAGTTTGAGAACGAACTGATTACGCTGCGCGAGCAGTACGGCGTGTTCCGCCGCAATGCAACCGTCAAGCCGATGTCGAGCGATACCAAGCGCATTCCGAAGCGCGTCGGCACGGTTACGGCTTACTTCGTCGGTGAGGCAGCAGCCATCACCGAAAGCCAGCAGACGTTCGACAACGTGCAGTTGGTTGCGAAGAAGATCGGCGCTCTCACCACGATCTCTAGCGAACTGAACGAAGACGCGCTCATCAACCTTGGCGACGACATCGCAGGCGAAATCGCCTACGCGTTCGCACTCAAGGAAGACGACTGCGGCTTCAACGGTGACGGAACTGGTGCGAACTTCGGCGGCATCGTCGGTCTTAAGCACGCTCTCACCGATGCCACCTATCAGGTGTCGGACGGTGGACAGACCGCGTACTCGGGCGTTACCGCTGCGGAAATCGCTGCGGGTCTTCGCAAGTTGCCCGCGTGGGCGGCGCAGCGAAACAACATCAAGATTTTCTGCCCCAAGGCGGCGTTCCACGCGGTCTTTGAGCGGATCGCGCTCGGTGCAGGCGGCGTGACGGCTCTTGAGATGGCAAACGGACTCACCGCGCCGCGCTTCATGGGCTACCCCGTGGAGTTCACGCAGGTGATTCCGGTCACCGAGGGTGCGGGCGAGACGTTCGCCTACATTGGTGATCTCCGTCAGGCCGCGTACTTTGGTGATCGTCGCGCAAACTCAATCGCGTTCTCTGATTCCGCGCTCAACTCGTTTGAGCAGGACGAAATCGCGGTGCGCGGTACGCAGCGTTTCGACATCGTGTGCGCCAACGTCGGAGGCGCGACCGCTTCCGGCGCAATGGTTCGCATGACTCTCTAAAACCTCCCTTGTTGCAGGGGGGAGGGGGATTCGTCTCCTTCCCCCCGCACCAGAACGAAAGCAGGACTTCCATGCGACAGAACAGTAAGTTCGTGATTGGCGCAATCAGCGCCACCAACGCTTCCCAACTCACGGCGACCATCGACACGCGCGGCTTCTCGTACGCGCGTCTCTACTGCCTCGGCAACACCAACGCGGGCGTGTCAACCGTTCTCACCAACAACGTTGTTCGCGAGAACGACGACAACTCAACCAACTGGGTGTCAATCGCTGCGACTCAGGCCGGAACCGGATTCACCCCGGCTACGAACGTGCAGAGCACGGCGCTCGCCAAGATCGTGCATGACATCGACCTTCGCGGGCGCAAGCGGTATCTGAACGTCCTGTTCACGCCGCACGCAACCACGGAAATCATCATCGCCGCTGAACTGAGCCTTCCTGCGGACGGCTGCACTTCGGCAGCGGAGATTGGCGCGGCTTTCGTCACGCAGTCTTGATGAGTACAGGTTTTCGCATCCGGCGACCCTGCGGGACACGTTCTCGCAGGGTCGCTATGCTTCTAGCGCGAGGGGCTTGGGAGGTCGCATGGATTGCGTGAACGACATTCTCGCCACAGCGGCGAGCGGCGAAGAAGTCGAGGTTGCAAGGAAGGTCGTGGGCGCGACGGCACGATTTGACGTGCCGGATTTCGACGTGGCGATGGAGATGTATCAGCGCGGCGAAGGCAGCGCGGAGGATCACTGTCTCGCGCGCGGGAAGTACCGCAGCATTTGGAACCGCGAGAAACTGGCGAAGGTGCTGTCTATGGCCGGATGGGAGATCACCGGCGGCATCGACGGCACGTCGTGGCGTAGCCCGGACGGATGGTTGCGCGTCGTGGCAAATCGCGTCCAGAAGCCGAACCCACGGCTACCGATGTCAGAGGTGCAGGCCATTATGTCGATGCCGCGCATTGCGTGGACGGACACGATGGGGGCTACGCATCTCGCCTGTGTGAAACTCGGCATCGACTTCCTCAAGGGCGTTGGCGTGTTTTGGGGGCAGTGCTTGCAGCGGATGATGGAGCAAGTGTGCGCCGATCCATCGCGTAAGTACGTGCTGACGATTGACTACGATTCGATCTTCGATCCGGAAGACATCGTTCGTCTGTGGCAGATCATGGAGACGAACCCCGACGTAGACGCGCTGTTCCCGCTGCAAGTTGGCCGCGACCGCGATACGTGCTTGCTGTCGATGGTCAACGAGGACGGCGAGCGCATCAAGCGCGTTGACGCAGCCGAGTTCCGGCGGCAAGTGCTGCCATGTGAAACCGGACACTTCGGGCTGACGCTGATTCGTACGGACGCGCTGCGGCGCATGAAGAAGCCGTGGTTCGTGCCGACTCCCGCGCCGGACGGCGGGTGGGGAGATGGCCGGGTAGACGACGATATCCACTTCTGGCACGCGTTCCGAGCCGCAGGGAACAACGTCTGCGTTACGCCACGCGTTCGCATCGGACATCTCCAACTCATCGTGACGTGGCCTGGTGAGGACTTGCGGACGATTCACCAGTACTGCTCAAAGTACGGCGACGAGGGGAGGCCAACGGAATGCATGAACTTCTGATGATCGTACGGAATTGCGCCGTACACGATCCCGGCTGCGGGCGGCGTGTGCTGAGGCCGGGAGCGATCTACAACGCGGACGAGAACACGGCGCGAATTCTCGTCGAGCGCGGCTACGCCATGCGCGTTGTCGAGCCTGCGCCGCTGTTCGTGGATTCCACCGCCGCGCCGGGAAAGCCGAAGAAAGCCAAACGAAGGGACTCCACCGATGGCAGTATCAACGACGGCACACACAACCCTTCCTGACGCGAAACTGTTCCTAGGGATCACGGGAACGACATCCGACGCGATCCTTGAGCAGTGCATCGACCGCGCGAGCGCGTGGGTAGATCGGTACTGCGGGCGCACGTTCAAGGCCGCGCGGTACTACGAGTTCCGCGATGGCGGTTCGGATCGTCTCGCGCTTCGGAACCCGCCAGTGCAAGCCATCTTTTTCTGCTCGACCACGAAAGAAAGCGTTCTTTCTGTAGCATCTACGGTTGCATCTGACACGCTCGCCACGGTGTCGGTAGCGAATGGGGAACTGCAACTCACGCGGCGCGACAGCGGCGGCACGGAGACGCGTACGGCTCTCAGCCTTGACACGTACGATTCGGTGTCGGAACTGGCGGTCGCGGCGAATCTCGTAGCCGGGTTCAGCGCAAGCGTGGTCAAGAACGCGCCGAGTAGGTATCTCGCGCGCGTGGCCGGACGTGACGTGCGTCAGGGCGCGTTCTTGCTTGACGGCTTCACGGACTTCTATGCGGAGTACGGGCTAGAGGAAGAGTCAGGGATCATCTACGGACGAACGCCGCGCACGTGGCGCGCCATCGTGGTTGATTACCGAGGCGGCTACGAGGTGATTCCGGCTGACGTGGAACAGGCAACGCTGATGCTCGTCGGCAAGTTCTTCCGCGACCGGACGCGGGATATTTCGGTGTCGTCGGAATCTCTGGGCGGCTACTCGTACTCGCTTCGCGCGAGTGACGAGACGGCGCGCGAGATTGAATCGCTGCTCGGTGCGTACAAGAGGATTCGATGAGCATTGAAAGCCTCGTGAACCGATTTGGAATGACGCTGTATCTGTACAGGCCGGCTACGTCGGTTGGTTCGGACGGCGAGGTTTCGCGCACGTACTCGCGCGTCTGTGAGTTTCGCGGCTTCGTGGACACGTCGAGTCAGTCGAGCAATGTTGCGATGGGTCGCGCCGAGGGTCGGACTCAGGCAACGATCTACGTTCCCGGGTCTTTGGATGTCCGGATTGATGACGAAATCCGCGACGGCCTCTACGGGACGGTTCGGAATTGGCGCGTCACTGGTGCAAACGTCCCAGTGGAAGTGATCGTTGCGAACAGCGCGGCGCATCTCGCTATGACGGTTGTTGATGCCGTCGAGGTTGAACCGGGGGTGACGCTGTGACCAACTTCAGTTTCCGAAAGGGCTTCGTAGCGTTCGCTGTCGAGCGCGGCGTACAGGAGGGTCTAGCGGGCGTGGCGCTGATTATGTCGAAGCGGTTACGCGACGGACTCAGCAAGCCGGGATCGGGTCGCAAGTACCGAATTGCCAAGGGTAAGAAGAGAGGGCGCAACCTTCGCGCGCAGGGTTTCCATATCGCGTCTGCTCCGGGCGAACCCCCCGCGGCTTCTAGTGGCAACCTTAGAAGTTCATGGGTAATCAAGCCAATCACCAGATACGGAACGCAGCAGGACGACACGCAGTTTATGACTCTTGAGAAGGTCGGAAAGCACAACGTGTTCTTCCGGTTTGGTAGCAAGTTGGAATATGCGCGCGCACTTGAATACGGAAATCCAAGAGGAAATCTTCTGCCCCGTCCATACGTAAAGCCGATGTTGGACGAAGTCATGCCCCGAGTCCAACAGATCATGGCCGCAAAGATGAAGCGGAGCCTTCGATGAGCCAAGCCATACTGAACGCGCTCAAGTCTCGGCTTGCCGTTACGCCGTCTCTGACGGCGATTGTGGGGACGCGCATATACCTTGACGTTGGCGTTGCAAACGCGCCGCTGCCGCTGCTGGTCTATCGAACGACATCGACCGAGGTTCGGAAGTTCATGGGGGGAACTTCTCAACACGTGATGGAGTTCGACTTTGACTTGTTCTTTGGCAACTCTGGTACGCAGGACATCCACACCGCCGCCGCCGCGATTGGGACGGCGCTCGCAACTCCTCTCACCGTGACGGGGTTCGACCGCGCGACGTTCGTTCGCGTTGAATCGGGCGTGCCGTCATTCTCCGATGACGGTTGGACGATGACAGAGCGGTACAGGGCTACCGCATTCGACACGTAAGGAAACTCAAATGGCAATCTCTACCTATCTTGTTGGAAACGATGGCTCTGTCACCATGCCTTCCGGTGGCGAGGTCATCAACGTTCGCAGTTTCAACGCGACTCTTGAGCGCGTGGAATCCGACGTGACCGGATTCGCTGACACTGGTCGCCGTCGCCGTCTCGGTATGCTCGATCTTACTGGTACGCTGAACGGCGTTCCCGGCGTGGGATCGGCAACCACAAGCGCCGCTACGCAGTGCATCTTCCTCCAGAACGCAACCGCTGCGCTGACGCTGAATCTGTATGACGGCGCGACAACGACCGACGCGAAGATTTCTGCAAACTGCATCTTCAACGGGTACGCGTTCAACGTTGACAAGACCGGAGACAGCACGATCTCCGCGAACTTCAGCAACGGAGACGGAACCGCGCCTGTCATTAGTTGGCTTATCTGATCCATGATTCCAAATCTTGGTGCTGCTGCGAAAGTCTTTAGCCCGTCAGAAAATGACTGGGTTGTGACTGTCATTCTCCGAGACGGCACGATACGTAATCGTCGGATCAGCCCGGGAACAATCAGCGAAGAATCGGCGGTCGCGTATGCGATTGCCGCTGAGAAGGTACGCGCGGCGGATGTCGTCGTGCGTTGCCGACGAGCCGGGGATAGGTCGCTCGACATCTCCGGCGCGGATGCGTTCATAGAGCGGATGCGGAGGCTTGCGAAATGATCCGAGTTGCGAAATGGGATGTTGTGTCGTCTACAGGTAGATCGTTCACGGTGCGCCCGCTGACGGTGCGTGAGAGGCTTTCGATTTCGGCTGACGTGTCAGACGAGCGCGCGCGCATCGCGGCGCAGGACGCGACCCTAGCCGGTATGTCGAAGGCCGACGCAGCGGAACACATCGGCTCCGAGCGCCGGAAGGCGGCGAACACCAGTACGCTCTACCTTGATTGCTACTCGCTGCAAGGCGCGATTCGGGTTCTCTCCGTGTCGATGGGAGTCGATGAGGCGTTGCTGTTCGCGGAACAGGTGACCCCGCAGACGTTGACGAACACGGCGCTTGAGTGCTTGGGGATCGAC